GTTACTAAAAAAAGATTGCTGCAATTTTTTTGCGGAGATGTTGCGTCAATCAGTGAGTTTTTTGAAACCTCGCGAGAAGCAATCTACCTTTGGCCAGACGGCTTAATCCCCGAAAAAAGAGAACTTCAATTAAGATTATTAAAACCAGAACTTTTCATGGAAGCAGAAAATTGATCGCATTAGATCCTCGTAGGAAAGGCATCTTGACAGGTTCGCAAGTTGGCGGGGCAATAGGTGTTTCGCCATATGCGAGTCGTCAAGAAACTTGGCGATTAATTACTGGGAGGAAGATATTTGAAGGTAATGAAGCTACAGAGTACGGTTCTGCAATGGAGTCTTCAGCGGTCCTAGCGTATGAGATAAAGACAGACACAATAGTTCAGAAGTCTTTAGATGCACAAGAGTTTATTATGTACGAAGACTGGCTTGGAATTACACCCGACGGGTATGTGGGTGACATTTATTTTGAAGCAAAATGTCCTTTTAGTTTGCGGATACCTGAAGAAGTGCCACCGCACTATATGGCACAGGTTCAAGTTGGTATGAAAATAACTAACCGGCTTATAGCTCATTTGTGCTACTGGACGCCAAAAAAATTAAAAGTGTTTGAAATTAAATACAGCGACGAGTATTGGCAAGCTGTATTGCCTTTGATGTTAGATTTTAATCAATATTTAAAAGATGATGTTGAACCAAAAAGAAAAGGGATACCCATTTTACCAACTAAAAAAGCAGGAGTAATAATTGATGAGCGTAACTAAAGAGAAAATATTCATAGATGGCCTATTTTATAAACCCCCAAAAGAAGGCACACCAGATTGGATTGCTGGTTCTATCAGTATTAAAAGGAAAGAATTAGGCAATTTCTTGAGAGGTTTTGAAGAAGACTGGCTTAATATTGATATTAAAAAAAGCAAGTCTGGTGATAAATATTATTGCGAATTGAATACGTGGAAGCCAGATGCTAAAGCAGAGCCTACCGCGAAAGACCCTTTTGTGGATTCAGACATACCTTTTTAAATAACTTTTTTAAGATAACACGGGCGCTATAATATTAGCGCCTTTTTTTATAATTAAAATAAAAAACTCATGCTTAAAACTACTGTCAAAGAATATGCCTACAAAAAAAACATTTCAAAAACACAAGCCTCTAGGATTTTAAATAAAATTGTAAAGAAAAAAACAACTGTTAAAGAAATTAACACTAGCAAGTTCAATGTTTACGAAAATTATAAACACGTAAAAATTACAACTTATTATTACATCGACGAATAATTACATATTGCTAATAAAATTATTTTTAGCCTACGCCCTGCTTAACTCTTAGCGGTCTATAATTTACTTTTGATGCGCTAAGACCCGCATGTTTTCTATGTCAAATTTATTTTTAACGGGCTAAGACGTACTAGGCTCGGTCTAAAAGCCTTTAAAAATGGACGTTTCAGCGATTTTTCAAAAGTGCGTTTGCTACAATGTACTCTCAAACAATAAAGAGAGAAATAAATTATGAGTAAGATACCCGAAGATTTATTAGATTGGGATGCGCCCTTGAGTGAGCAGCCTAAAACTGAAGAAAAAGAATATCATTTCTTTGCCCAATCTAGGCTAGGCTGGAATTGTGATGAATCATTATCAAAATGTTTAGCTATTCGTAAACGTGAGGACAATAGTATTTTTAAAGAAAGAGGATTTATAGCAAAGAGTTTTAATGTCTGGAAAGTGCCACTCGCAGAAGAAGCGGATTATGCCTTTGACGACCAAGGCCCTGATGTTGAAGGAACAGTACATATTGAAACGATTCAATATAAAAGAAGGTAGAGCTAAATTGATTCGGTTGGCGGGAGTGCAATGCTCCCGCTATTCTCCGCGAGGAGACTTATCTTTTACTCTGTCATTCGTTAAACTTATTAATACAGTTTTTATAGTAAAGTATCTGCGATCTTCTTTGCACTAATGCTTTATGCGCTGCTGCAACATTCACTGATAAATTCTCATAATCGGTTGGGGTTAAACCAAAAACATGAACTTTATTGATCGTCCATGCCTCATGGAAAATAACCATTAATGGCATAAAGTTATCAATCCTTGGTGGCTGTTGGCACTGAATCTTTGTTTTTACTGGGGATGATTTGATCATTGATAGCGCTGGCATAATCGCCGAACACCCGGAGAGTGCCAGCATTAACACGCTTAAGAATAAGACCCGGTTTTTTGTCGTATAAATTGCTGAAATCATGGTTCTTGAACATTCCTTCTAATTTTTTAACATCTTGCCGAGATTTTTTGAAATCATTTTCAACACGAAGTCTTTCTTCCATTTCATATTTTATAGCGTGTTCTTTATTAACTAAGGCTATTTCTAAAGAAAGGTTAGCGTCTAATGCTCTTGCAGTATTTGCTTTGGCTGTCTGTGCTTCTTCAATAGCGTTATTATAACTGCTGACAGCCGTGTATCCAGCGGCGGTCACTGCGCTGATAACAATAAAAATAAGAATAAATTGCATTATTTTTTAGGCTTTTGATAGATAATGGTAGTGTCCGTGTCAATATTGTCGCCATACTCATCATCTTCATTAACGGTTACGCCGCCATCATCATCAAAACTTACATCAATTTTTGTTTCTTTTTTTTTAACATGCTGAACTGTGAGGAACGAATATAGGCCCGTCCATTCTTTTCTTAGTGAAAAGCCGCGAAGCAAATCTAAGATCATTTGATTAAATATAGAAACGAAGATCCCTGTCACAACAGTGGCCTTGAGCGTTAGTGGTCGTATTGAGAGAAGGTGCTCCCCTACCTCTTGCAACGAGTATTGCGTAAAACACCCACAAGCAAATCCTACCAAAAATGAAAAATGGTAATTGCTTTTAACGCTGTAAGGTTCTCCGCCAGATTTTTTATTTATTCTTAGTCGATATATGCTTAACGCTATCGCCAATAAACACCCAACAAAAAAAGGTGCAACTGTCAAAGCTGTGTATGCGTACCAAGGGATCGTGCTAATTTTATCGCCTAGCATGGCGGCAAATGCTTCTTGCATCATTCGCTATCGCTTATCGTTATATAAACATCTTCTTTGTTTTGTATTGCTTTCATAATTTTTGGGTATATTTTTTTATATGCTTTTCGAGATTGACCGATTGCTTGAGGGTGTCTTTTCAAACCAACCAACAAACAGCCGTCAGTGTGAGTATCGTTATTGCCGCAATGAATATATATGTATGTGAAGTTTTCCACTTCTTGCAGCCATAGTTGGCCGGTATAGAACTCAAATAGCTCGCTATAACGTGCATCAAGCCTCGATTCTCCTAAGTTTCTAATTTTAATATTATATTTTCCTGCGGGAATAGCTGTTTTTCCTGCAATTTTAATATCTCGTTTTTCATCTTCTAGCGTGTAGCAAAGCCAATCTTCATCGTGGTATAAATCACCGTGCATGAAGTGGTCAGCAGAACGCTTACGATTTAAAAATAAATTAATTTTACAATCTCTCTACTTTGGATATTTGTCTTTAACAGCTTTTATTACTACTTTCCAAGCATCAATGTCTTTATAAATCATGTCGAGTTGATCGCCTATTGATGGATATTCACCGCGTCTGTTCTTTAAAACTTTAGCTGCTGCCTCTGCTTCTAATGCAGTTGTAGTGAATGATTTTAAATCATCATCAGTAGGTTGTGACACACCATCTACATACCATGCTTTAAAAGTAGATTCTTTATTTAGTCTGTAATAAGAGTCTGTAGTTCCTGAAACTGTCACACCATTATCTTTTAAATAAAGATTTATCGCTTCAATGTTCATATTTTTATCTCGTTTTTTAAAATGAATATTGTATGTTTACTTTACCTGCGTCAAAAGTGTCTGGGCTGACTGAAGTTAGTCTTACTTGCGTAAGTTCTGCTGACAACGCTTTGCTGCCGGCCATACTAGTCAATGCTTGACCAGTTTGGTGTAGACTGCCTGATAGAACCCACGTAAATGTACCTGCGTCTAGTAACTTAATCTCGACCCAGCCATGTGAGGTAGTTGCAGCGGCAACATCTACAGATAAAGTAAAGCCACTTGTTCCTGATGGTGTTGTACCATCGAAAGTATTAGTTGCAACTGCAACATAACCACTTGTTTCTATACCACCTGCATCGCCTAGCTGTAACAAATAATCAGACGTACCATTGGTACTCATGCCTTCAAATTGCATGGCAATCTTTTTCACCCCAGCCGGAATGGATGTGAAATCTTTAGTTGTTCCAGAGGTGGTTGCTGTTACTGAACCCATGACAGTCTGGTATTGACTGGTCGGCAAAGTAGTTGCTGTGTAAATTAGTTGATCAGTACCGGCGTCATTGCTAAAAAATAACCTACATGGGGAATCATTCTTAATCCACAGTTGGCCTACGCCGGCTGTATCTCCTGAAGCTGATGCAGATTCATTAATAAAAACATTATTTCCAACCAAAGAAACTTCTTTATCAGTGCCAGCATCGT